TTAAGATTCTGGAAGAGATGCAAGATATTCTTTCACTCGTCCATAGTAGATGCGTAGAAACTTGTTAGCACCGGCAGTCATATAGACATAATACGGTTTCTTTTGAGCCCGTTTTTTGTCTAAGAACTGATACACAGGATCATCTTGTGGATGTGTTTTGATTAAGACATCCATTACCTGAAATAGTGTTTTCCTGAGGTCAGAAGAACCTCGTTTTGAAGTTGGAACACTTTTCTGTTCATAAGAGCCGGATTCGTTAACACCAGGGTCTACACCGGCAAAAGCAGTAATGGCACCCTTGTGAGTGAAACGGGAAACATCACCAATCTCAGCCATCAGTTGAGGACCGAGTGACGTTCCAACCCCTTTCATTGCCATAACAACGGGATACTCCGGAAGCTTGGATGCAGTTTCGTTCATGAGAGTGCGTAGCGACTCAACAGTAATAGAAGCACTGTTAAGTTGGTCAACTGCCTGCTTGATAATAAGCTTTGTAATGTCATCCTTAGGAAGTACAGGAACAAGCTCCTTTGCTTTTCCATAGATTTCTTCAGCTTTTGACTTGCTGAAGTTGTACTTCTTGCGTTTGCACCAGTTTTCATAGTGATCAATAAAAGCGTTTATGGACATTTTACGGACACAGTCTACATGCCAGTATGTAGATGCAAAATCGACCCATTTCTGGCTGCCGTCACTACGTGCAGGACTGTCAAAATAAGTATTAACACCAGGATAGGTTTGGTCAAGGATGCCGATAAGGTTATTCTTCATAGCCGTCTTGTGCTTCATGTAAAAGCCAAACTGACGGTTCATGGTTTTGAGTTGATTGCGTAATTCATCCATAACGCTATACTGTTTCAGATTTTGCCACTTGTCAAGTGCATATCGGGCAATTTTAACAGAGTCAGCTTTATCTGTTTTGACTTTACGAAGGGAATCGTTATCAAAATCCTTGATAAGCTTTGGGTTAATGGCACTAACGAAAAGATTTGCTTCGGAAAGTTGATGGGCAAGGACTTCGTAATAGCGTCCGGTATGCTCCATTACAATTCGGGACTCACCTTCGATAGACTTGATAAGTTTTACAAGCGAATTGATGTCACTGGATGTGTGTTTAATTTCAAAGGGTGTGGAAACAATTTCGCCAAAAGGCCGCATAATAGCAACCATACTTTTACCTTTTGAAACATCGATACCTACTGCGTTCATAAATTTGTCACTCCTTAAGATTATTGCAATGGATAAGTACCAGTTTTACTCATTGCCTATTCAATCTACTGTGGTGTGACACGAATGCACCTGAGGTGATTCAACCTGCATAAAACGAACGCTGCGAATGAGGAGCTGGTTATCAGTCTGTGTTACGGACGCGAAGTCCAAGAAAGGAGAAGATATCCAATTGCTACCTACATTCTAACAGCTTAAGCAACAAGATGGATAATTCCTTACTGGCTGTAAGGGATATTAACCATAAATATATTGTAGTAGAAAGGAGAAATGAGATGATAAAAGTAAACTACACCGAGCTGGACGGCCCGGCAGGCCCCACCTGTCGGCTGGAAGCTTCGGGCCATGCGGGCTATGCCCCCGCCGGGCAGGACATCGTGTGTGCGGGGGCAAGCACCCTGATGCAGACCCTCTGCGCCCTGCTGGCGGGCGAGGAAGGCACCAGGAGCGGCGTGTGGGACGAGCCGGACGGCCCGCGTCTGGCCGTGACGGCGGCAGCACCCCAGAAGCCGTGGGTGGAGGGGGCGTTCGAATTTGCAAAGGCGGGCTTTGCCCTGCTGGCAGAACGCTACCCGGACAATGTCCGCTTCGCCGATTTGAGCGGACGGGGAGAACAGTCGATGGTGGATCTGCAGCTCTTTGCCTCGGAGGGCGGCGATGCCGCCGCCCCCTCTGCTTCTGCCCTCAGCCATGCACAGGCTCAGCAGGCCATCGCCTCCGGGACTATGAAGGCGGATGAGGGCCGGGAAGCTTCGGATGTGCCGACACCGGCAGCGGTGCAGGAGCCGGAAGAGCGTCCTGCACCGCCCGAACGCCCTGCGCCGCTGCCGCCCATCCCGGGCCTGAGAGAGGGCGCGAACACCGTCCGCGCTCTCCACGCCCGCTGGGCGGCGGAAGAGGCGATGCTTCGCCGGGATATGCCGGATTTTTCGCTCAAGCAGGAGCTGGCGAACCCCGAGATGCGCCGCCTGATGGAGCTGCCCGGGATGCGGATGGGCGACGCCTACCGTCTGGCCCACTACAACGACGCTCTGCGTCAGACCGCCCAGACCGTGGAGCAGGGCGTTGTGGAGCGCATCCGCCAGCGTTCGGCCCGCCCGGCGGAAAACGGTACCAGCCCCGGCGGTGCGGCTATCACCCGGGCCGATGTGGCCAGTATGACCCGCGCCCAGCGTGAGGCACTGGAACGCCGTGCGATGCACGGGGTGAAGATCAGTTTTTGAAAATTTTGATACAGAAAGGACAAATGACATGAAAAGCTACAACCTGAAGATGGACCTCCAGCTCTTTGCCGACCCTTCTGCCAGCCTGCAGAACACCACCGGCACCATGACCAACGAGATGAAGACCTTCTACGAGAAGCGCCTTATCGACCAGGCAGAGCCCCGTCTGGTGCATGACCAGTTCGCGGACTACTATCCCGTACCCCAGAACGGCGGCAAGACCATTGAGTTCCGCAAGTACGACAGCCTGCCCAAGGCCGATACCCCGCTGACCGAGGGCGTGACCCCCAACGGCCAGACCCTGAACGTGACCACCATCACCAGCGACCTGCACCAGTACGGCGGCTGGACCCCGCTCACCGATGTGCTGCAGATGACGGCCATCGACAACAATGTGGTACAGGCTACCCGCGTTCTGGCAAGCCAGGCGGGCCGCACCATGGACAGCATCACCCGCGATGTGCTGGCCGGCGGCACCAACGTCATCTATGCGCCGAAGCTTTCCGCAGACGGCACCGAGACTGCCGTCACCAGCCGCAAGGCGCTGGACAAGAGCTGCACCCTGACCCCGAAGCTGTTCTTCCAGGCGGCGGCACAGCTGGGCGCGATGAACGCTGACCCCATCGGCGACAGCTACATCGCCATCATCCATCCCTACGCAGCCTACGACCTCAAGACCTGCAAGGAGTTCATCGAGGCCCACAAGTACGCCGACCCCGACACCATGTACCGCGGCGAGATCGGCAAGCTGGGCAATATCCGCTTCATCGAGACCAGCGAGGCGAAGATCTGGAAGGACGCTACCTGTCCGGAGGGTCTGGCCGTCTTTGGTACCCTCGTGCTGGGCGCCCACGCCTACGGCGTCACCGAGCTGGAAGGCGGCGGCCTGGAGCACATCGTCAAGCAGCTGGGCTACGGCGACGATCCGCTGAACCAGCGCGCCTCTGTGGGCTGGAAGGGGATGCGCGCTGCCGAGCGTCTGGTGGAGCAGTACATGGTGCGCATCGAGAGCGTGTCCAGCTATTCCTCCACTGCGGCGGCAAACTGAGCCAGCCGGAAAGGAGAAGCTATGGCAGAAAAGAAGAATGTCCGCATCCGGCTGTTCAAGGACAACAGCCGGTACAAGGGCGATCTGTTCGTGAGCGTCAACGGCGTGAACTACAAGATCCGCCGGGGCGTGGAGGTGGAAGTGCCGCCTGAGGTGGCCGAGGTGCTGGAACACAGCCAGCAGCAGGACGAGTACACCGCCGCCCGCATCGCTGCGGCAGAGACTGCGGCCCAGTAAAATAAGACAACGCGGCCCGGCAGAAACGGCGGAGAAGGCCGCTTCTGCCGGGCCTTTTTGGAAAAAAGCGAAAGGAGGCTTTTTATGACGGTAGGAGAAGCGATGGAGCGGGCCGAAGAGCTGCGCCCGGGCAGCCGTGTCGCGGCCCGCACCCGGCAGCGCTGGCTGTGCGAGGTGGACGGGATGCTGCGGGAGAAATTTTTCCGGCCCAGCAGCGCCGACAGCCGGGAGGGCGTGGGCGCGGACATTGCGTGGGACAACGGTCTGCGGGATGACGACGTGCTGCTGGTGCCGCCGCCCTTCGACAGCCTGTACCCGCACTATCTGTGCGCCATGACGGACGCCGCGCTGGGCGAGAACGACCGGTACGCCGGTGAGCAGGCTCAGTACAACAGCATCTTAGCCGAACTGGCCGCGTGGCTGCGGCGGAAGAATCTGCCCGCCCGGGGATGCAGCTGGCGCTGGTAAGGAGGGAGAAAGATGATACTTTCGAACCGGAACGGCCTGAAAAACACCCGGAATATGCTGCGGGTGTTCGGCGGACTGAACGAGACGTACAGCTGCACCGAGGCAGAGTACAGCGCGGGCATCAACTTTTCGGCCCGGAATTTCCCGGCCCTGAGCACCCGTCTGCCCCGGCGGAAGCTGCGGGAGGAAGCAGACCTGAACGGGATGTATCACCTGAACGGCCTGTTGACCGTCTGCGGCAGAGATCTCGTCTACACGCCGGATGACGCGGATGAGATGGAAGTGACCCTGAAAGACGCCGTGGAGAGCGGCAGGAAAACGCTGGTGGGCATCGGGACGAGGATCCTGATCTTCCCGGACAAGCTGGCTTTCGACACTGCCAGCCGGAAGGTGAGCGCTCTGGGCGCGGTGTGGTCGGGCAAGAACGCCAGCGTGGAGTTTGCACCCTGCGACGCGGAGGGCAAGGTCTACGAGGTGAGCGGCTGCGGCCCTGCTGAACCCGACAAGCCGACGGACGGTCAGCTTTTTCTGCGGGTGGAAGACCCGGAAAAGCCATGGAGCAGCGAGAGCACGCTGGAAGTATATAGTGAGGCGTCCGGCAACTGGTCGGCGGTGGTGCTGGACTACTGCCGCATCTCGGCAAAGGGGGTGGGGACAGACTTTGCGGCAGAGGACACCGTGACCCTCACCGGCTCTGCAGCAGAACAGGCCGGGCAGTGGAACGAGCTGGACGGCGACCGCATCGTCTACGACGCCGGCACAGATGCCCTGCGCGTCAAGGCTGACCCGGGCGGCGAGTGGTTCTATGGCCGTCTGACCCGCACCGGCGCAGCGGTAAGATGGGTGAGTCTGGACGGCAGCGTCAGCCGGGAGTTCGTCTCGGCAGAGGTGGTGGAGCTGGAACGCCGGGTGCCGGATATGGACTACCTGACCGAGTGCGACAACCGGGTGTGGGGATGCTCCAACAAGGAGAACGTCATCTACGCCTGCAAGCTGGGCGACCCCACCAACTGGTTCTCCTACCGGGGCATTGCCGCCGACAGCTATGCCGTGACCGTGGGCAGCGACGGGGCATTTACCGGCGCGGCTACCTGTATGGGATACGCGCTTTTCTTCAAGGAAAACACCCTTCACAAGCTTTACGGCTCCAAGCCCTCGGATTTCCAGCTCAGCAGCCTGCGCTGCCGGGGCGTGGCAAAGGGCGCTGCCCGGAGCCTCTGCGTCATCAACGAGACACTTTATTATCTCTCGCCCGACGGCGTGATGGCCTGGGACGGCAGCATCCCCACCAAAGTCTCGACGGCCCTCGACCCGGCCCGGCTGCGGAACGTGAAGTCGGCGCTGGGAGGCGCGCTGGATGGGCGGTATTATCTGCACCTCGTGCGGGGCAGCGGCGAAGCCCAGGCCGTGCGGCTGCTGGTCTACGACACCGAACGGGGGCTCTGGCAGGAGGAAGATGTCTGCTCCTACGAGATGGCCGGAAGCGGCGGGCAGCTCTATCTCTGGGACGGAAAGGCCATCTGGGCCGCAGATGCAGACCGGGAGGAGAACTGGCAGCAGGCGGGCGGCATCGAGGACGGCGTGAGTTTCGAGCTCGTCAGCGGGGACATCGGGCTGGACAGCCCGGAAGAGCTGTATCTCTCCCGGCTGACGCTCCGGCTCGAGGCCGAGGTGAAGAGCCGCATCGAGGTGGCGGTGAGTTACGACAGCGGAGCGTGGGAGACACTGGCCCAGCTGACCGCCGACGGGCGGCGCTGCTTCGATGTTCCGTTTGTGCCGAGGCGGTGCGGGAGCCTGCGGCTCCGGCTGAAGGGCAGAGGTCAGCTCACCCTGCGCAGCCTGACCCGGACGAGCGCCGCCGCGAAGGGCGGCATTCTGGCACAGGAGGTGAACTGAACATGGCAAGTGTCACGGGACTTTCGAAGATCGGACTGCCCCATCTGAGCGAGAACATGGACGCGGAGGATGCCCGCGCCATCCGCAACTACTTATACCAGATGCAGGAGCAATTACAATATGTGCTCTGCAATCTGGACGTGGAAAATATGTCGGAGCCGCTGCGCGCCCGGCTGAACAGCATCCAGTGAGAAAGGAGAATTTATGAGCACCGAGAAAAAGAAAGAACAGCAGCTGCTGGAAGATGTGACTGCCCAGCCTGCAGTCCAGTCCTCCTACAGCACGGCGGGACTGAACAGCCGCAAAGAGGTGGAGAATGCACTGACAAATGCGGTGTACACCCCCGGCCAGAGCGTCACCGACGCAGCAGCGGACCTGAGAAACTGGCAGCAGAACCGGCCGGGCAAGTATGAGAGCGCCTATCAGGGCCGCATCGAAGACCTCATCGGCCAGTTGCTGGAGCGGAACAGCTTCCAGTACAGCTATGCACAGGACCCGCTCTACCGCCAGTATGCCCAGCAGTACACCCAGAACGCCCGCAACGCCAGCGCGGACGCCGCCGCACAGGCTGCAGCCCTCACCGGCGGCTACGGCTCCAGCTATGCGGCCAGTGTGGCCCAACAGGCGTACCAGCAGCAGATGGGCGCGCTGAACGACGCCCTGCCGTCCCTCTACCGGCTGGCGCTGGACACCTACAACAGTGAGGGCGACGATGTCGTGACCCGGATCGACCAGCTCAACACGCAGGAGCAGAACGCACAGGCGCAGTATAATGCGGAGCTGTCGGACTATTACAGTCAGCTCGACCGGAAGGGCAGCGCCTACAATGCTGCCTACGAGCAGGACTATGGCCGCTATCAGGACTATCTGGGCCGGCTGGACACCCTGTACGGCTACTATTCCAATCAGGAGCAGCAGGCCATCGCCAAGCGCAAGCAGGCGTTCAATGGTGTGCTGAGCATTCTGGGTGTCATCGGCGACGCGGTGCAGCTGGCCATCACCGGGACCACCGGCATCGGCTCGCTGGTGGGTACGCTGGCCAACACCGGATACAATATGTACGCGAAAGACCGCGCCTACGCGGCCGAGCGTGCCGACGCTGCGTGGGACCAGCAGATGCAGGAGACCCAGCGGCAGGACAGCCTTGCCCAGCAGAAGTACAAGAACGAGCAGGCGGAGCGGCAGTATCAGGACACCCTGCGCCAGCAGGAGTTCAACAACAATGTGACCAGCGAAAAGCTGAATATCGCAAAGGGGGAATGGGCGCTCAAGCAGTCCAAGGCAGCCCAGAGCGCCCAGCAGGCTGCGGCAAACGCCGGGGCAAAGAGTGCGGGCAGTTCGGGAGGCTCGGGCAGCGGGTCAGTGCTGTCGTCCGGCGGCGGCACCATCGTACCTTACAGCGCCGCCCGCCTCTACCGGCAGGGCAGGAGCGACACGGCCATCCGCAGCGAACTGCTGAAGGAGGGCTACTCCAACGATGAGATCGCCAATATCCTGAAGCAGCTGGGAAGCTGAGAAATACGAAAAGGCCGCAGCGTGGAACACGGAAAGGTGTTCTGGGCTGCGGCCTTGGTTTGTTTGAGTTTTATTTATAAGATGGGTGAGGGAGTAAAGAGCGTTGTTGTTGCGATAGACATTCCTAGAGATTGGAACCCGCGGGCTAAGCAACAGCCCACTGGGCTGATTGCTTACGCCGTCGCTGACGCGCCGTCGCCGCCCTGTTCGAGTCCCACTGGACATCCCCACAATAGAAAAAGACCCGCAAGCATAAGCTCGCGGGTCTTTTTAGTGGGGTGCCCAGTGGGACTCGAACCCACGGTCTCCAGATCCACAATCTGGCGCGTTAACCGACTACGCTATGGGCACCACATCAATGCGCCCGAAGGGACTCGAACCCCCGGCCCACTGCTTAGAAGGCAGTTGCTCTATCCACCTGAGCTACGGGCGCACGTTGTTATCCCATTGGGTTCTGATATGGTTTGCAGCTGTGAGTCGAAGCACGCTGCGAGAAGTATAATACCATAGCCCCGGGGTTCTGTCAAGAGAAATTTGAAACTTTTTTGCGCTTTTTGCAAAAGGCTTCTCACAGCAGCCACATCCCCACAAAGCCGAACGCAAGCCCGAAGGCTGCGCCTGCCAGCACATCCCGGACGAAGTGCGCCCCAGAAAGCACCCGCAGCAGACAGATGAGGGCGGCGATGGCCAGCATCACGACGCCGACGGCAGGGTAGAAGTAGAGCCACACCACCCCGAGGACGGCGGCACTGAGTGCGTGGCGGGAAGGGCAGGAATTGCCGTGGGTCTCCTTAGATACCAGCGGCACGAAGCCCGGCTGCTCATAAGGGCGGGGAAAGTTGAGCCTCGCCCGCAGGATGGTCCCCAGCCCGAACGCCAGACCCGGAACGAGAATGGCCCGGGCAATGACCTGCATAAAATCAAGAGCGCCGCCGCCCCGTCCGATGGTGAGCATCCTGAACCACCGGAGGTTGAGCAGTACCAGAAGCACCGGATAGCAGACGAAAGGCACGAGGGGGAGCCATCGGTTGAGCAGGATGATGCCCTCTCGCAGGGCGGGATGTCCTTCGAGCCAGTCTGTCAGTCGTTTATATCGTTCCGGTGTCAT